GGCTCATTATATTAAGGAGACTGAGATGGCAACAGAAATCATTGTGGCACTGATCGGCTGCGCGGGAAGTGCGGCAGGCGCCTTCTGCGGAATTCTGGTCAATACAAAATTGACTACATATCGGTTGGAGCAGCTCGAAAAAAAGGTGGATAAGCATAACACAGTCATAGAACGCACATTCAAGCTAGAAGAAGCGCAGGCAGTTATGCAGGAACAAATTAAAGTAGCAAATCACAGAATTGAAGATTTGGAAAGAGAGGTAAAAGAATGAGCACAAGTACAATCATGGTAATTATTTTGGCAGTGCTGACGGCACTGGTAGTAGGAACATTTTTATGGGTATACATCCGCGATAAGACGATTGATGAGATCAGAGTGGATGTGTATCACCTGTTTCTGAAGGCAGAACATGCATTTAAAGAGTCGGGTTCCGGAAAGCAGAAGATGAAGTATGTAGTAAGTCAGGCAAGAAAACTGTTGCCTTCATGGCTGCAGTATTTTGTCACTGATGAGTTCTTAGAAAGCGTTATAGAAAAGTGGTTCCAGGCAGTGAAGGATCTGCTGGATGACGGCAAGCTGAATGGATCAGAGGAGGAAGAGGAATGAAAAAGGCATTATCAAAAGGACCGGATATTTCCAAACACAATGGAAATGTTAATATCAAAAAAGTGCGTGATGCCGGATATAAGCCTATAGGTATTCGGGCTGGTTACGGAAAAAATAACGTCGACGAGAAGTATGTGAGCAATGCATTGGCCTGCTTTAATCTGGCTGTGCAGGTGCTGCTCTACTGGTTTTCATATGCCTACACCGCAGCAATGGCAGTGGCAGAGGCAGAGTTTTGTATCACTCAGGCTAAAAAGTACTGGAGCAAATGCCCTATTGCATTTGATTTTGAGTACGACTCTGTAAATTATGCGCGTAAGAGAGGCGTGAATGTCACAAAACAGCTGGCTACAGATATGGCAATTGCATTTTTGCAAAAGGTCAAAGCAGCCGGTTATCTCCCGGTGATCTATACCAACAAAGATTACCTTAATAAATATTTTGACATGAACCGGATCGTAAAAGCACTGGGAAAGGTATACGTATGGTATGCACGCTATACGTCCAGTCTGTCAGCGGCGGAGATTGACCTTGCGGATATTTGGCAGTATACATCATCAGGATCTGTCCCTGGAATAAGTGGCAAGTGTGATATCAATATCTTTTATACGGACTTTGAAATGGTATCAGTACCGGCGCAAAGAGAAGAAACCTGTAATATTAATATTCAGAACTTCCAGAAAGCTGCAAATGCAGACGGTTATCGGGATGAGCAGGGAAGAAAGCTGGCTGAAGATGGCAAAGATGGCAAGAATACTCGGTATGTAAAACAGCAGATCTGCCTGCAGGCGAAGAGATTCGGGCTGAGCTACAAGGTTGGCTCCAGGGGAGCGGTAGTTAAGTGGTGGCAGACACGTTGCAATGAGATCTTAGGACATGACCAGAACGTAGATGGTAAGTATGGAAAAGACGCAAGGAAAGAGACCATTGCAGTGCAGGACAAGCTGAACCTGGTAAAAGATGGAAAAGTAGGATACGACAGTATCCAGGCGGCATTCTATAATTGACGGATCAGCAGAAGGTATGATACTCTAAAATTACCCATTGAATCCTTCTCATGGTTTATCATGGGAAAAGAGTGGCGAACAAGAAGGGGTGTTCGCCACTCTTTTTATATTAACTGGCAAGTTAAATTGGTTTGATATAAAAAATGTATATGGCGAATATACAGCAGTTGGCTCTAATAACAGTGCAGAAATTTGTAGGTTATCATTGACACCTGGCACGTGGCTTTTATTAGGATATATAGATAACAGTATGAGTAAAGACACTATTTATAATAACTCTATATTTAGAGAGTCTCTAAGTCATCATTGCCAAACTGTACGTAGTACTTTAATTGGTGGCGGTGGAAGTGTTAATTCCTATGCAATTACCGTACAAACCAATATGGATATGCTATTGGGCACTTATGATAATTCTGATATTAAAGGCAATATATTTAGAGGGACACTTTTAGCAATAAGATTATTAAAATTATAATATTAATAGTACCATATGCGAAGTTTAATAGTTTTTGCTATATCCTCTATATTATAAGTAATATGCCGCTTACAGTACATTTCAAAATTACTGTGCTTGGTATAGAACTCCGACATATGCATTGGCTGGTATCCTACCTGTGGCAGATGAATTAGAGTATCTTCCCTGTATATAAACATATCCAGTATTTATTCCTGTTCCGATTTCAATGCCGTTCACGTGGGTATATTGTGCGTCATCTCTATTATAAAGTGCCCATGAGCAGACAACTATAGGTATATATCCTGTTTTTGTAACATTAAATGTGATCGTAAAATTGCTACTTTTGTTTAATATTACATCCGAACCGAGTTCGACTTTTTCTGTCACAAACTTATTTAACTTGCCATTTAACTCAGTATATGCATCTGCTACCGCCTTGGCATCCGGCACGTAGCCGGTCACCTTGGTAGCCAGCAGATCCTCCTTTGTGGTGATCATCTGAGCAAATGCCGGTGCTGTCAAATCGGTAAAAAATTTCTTTATTTTGCCAAAAACTGTAGATACCTTTTCCCCGCTGACAATATTTTCCCGGGTCTCTGAATCCGTAAATGCAATCTCTGAATCTGCCACATCCACTGTCTCTCCATCATAACCTTTGGCAAGATAGATCCAGTTGATTTTGTCGTTCCTGGGCGCTCCGTCCGGTGCATCTTTAATTGCCAAATATGTACTGCCATTGTGATATACCGCATCCAAACGCTCATATACGGTATTGGGGTTGTAATCTCCTTTGTAAGATATTCCGATTTTTCCGAGAGCCTTGTATCCCTCCGGTGCTGCCATAGTTCATTCCTCCTTATGCTACTTTCCAATACAAAACATTATCATCAACTACAAAATCCACACCCACGCCATCCTTCATATAAAGATTCATTATGGCTTCATCCAAGTAAAACTTGGGTTCCGTGATACTGGCATATGATTCTGCACGGTCTGCATCTATCTTGGCCTGTGCTGCAGATGTCGCTGCCGCGGTTGCCTGCTGTGTTGCTGTTTCTGCCTGCACTGTGATGTCTGCAAGATAGTTCGGCTGCAGTTTATCTGCAGTAATGCTGCCGTTCTTGATGTCCGCCTTTACTTTTCCATCATCTCCAATGGACCAGTAAACGGTATCCGAATCGAGAAATTCAAACTGCGTAATAAGTGCAGACAGATCTATGTACTGCTCCGTCCCATCCTTTAAGTAGATGATAAGCCGCTCGGTAACCGGATCGTAACTGAAGTTAATGGCAATCTGTGCCATTAAAGTGTGTAATACACTGGTTGATCCGGAATAATATGTAATCGTAATATCACCTGTATCCTGGTTCAATTCAATACTCTTTACCAAACCATTGGCTTCCGTGATTGATAACTTGGTCAAGTCCAGCGTTATCACACGGTTATCAATCTCACTCACACCCTGACTTAACTTATTCAAATTCGTTTCATTCAACGGAGTGTTAATAGATGGAGTGTTTTCCCAAACAGTAGGATTATACGCTTTCTGCATCCTGCTTCACCTCCTGCTCCTCAGCGTCCCTGGCTTCAATTTCTGCCAGTAACGCATCTCTAGTTCTTTGCTCTTGTCGTGTCAGAACCTCCTGTAATGCAAGTCGCTTGACTTCCTCCGGCAGGCTGGATTCATCCACAAATTTCGTAATGGCCTGACTAAATTCCCTGATTTCTAAATTGCTCATTCTTAATCCTCCGGTCCCAAATAAGTAATAACAGTCCCACTAATGTTTTTTGTTCTCCACGCAACTACTGTACCTTTATAATTCATGTACCCGTTGACACCCATTGCTCGCACACTGACCAGATCCACGCTGGACAGCTTATTTACGATAGTCGCAGCGCTGATTCTGTCCGCTTTAATTACACCGGAGGATGTCCAGTTGGCTACTTCCATGTAATTAGCCTTTACGGTTCCGGCACTGATATAGTTGGCTTCTACCGTTCCCAAACGGGCGCTTACACCATTCAGATCAGAGACTGTCACATGATCCGCTTCCAGGCTCCCCACACGACTGCTCACCGCATTGAGAGAGTCTACTGTAGCCTTGGTAGCAATCAGGTTATTTAACTCCAGTTTGGTCACATTCAACGTCTCTATGGTGGCATATTTGCTGACCAGTTCATCCGCATTTACCACACCGACCAGGTCTATCCGTTCTGCCTTGATCTTGATGCTTTCCGCAGTCTGATTGATCTCTGAAACGATATTGTCCTTGGATACCTTGGTAAGGATCTGCTGTGCATTGATGCTGATCTGCGTGGACAGATTCTGGTTGATATCTTTCATTTCCAGACGAGTTTCATCCACCGTCCTGGTAAGCACATTTGTTTTTCCCTTTAACTGGATAATCTGCTTCTGCAGTCCATTAACCTGTCCGGTCCTGTACTCCTCACCCTCCGCTGTATAACTGTCCCGGAGTGCCTGGATGCCTTTCAGGGTTCGCTGCAGGATGTAAGTGTACACATCTTCACGGGTCGTATGTAACAAAATGCCATCCCCCACCTCCAGGCAGGGATTGCCGCGGGCTTCCACCTGTGCCGGACGGTACCATACGACACCGATCACGCTGAGGACATTGTCTGCGATAGTCTGCAGGTCTGCCGCAGACTTGCCGTATATCAAAAAGTTATCCTCGATGATGTAACAATTATTGCCATTACCAGCGATGGCACCGATGTCGTTCTCTTCCTGGCGGATCTGCAGCTTATCAATATGTTGGACTACAAAATCCTCATACTGGCAGGAGATATAATTGCTACGAGATACCTCTGTGGTGCCCATCGGATCTGCAGGATAAAGGTCATCTGCCGGATACAGATCATCCGCCGGATACAGCCCCTCTATCATCT